GATGTTTCAATACTTCTTCTTGCTCTGGTTTAGTTAGATCGTCGATGCTGTATTCGCCTGATTTAATTTTTTCAGTGATAAATTTTATGTATTCAGTTTCGTAAGCATACTGATCAGTTAGTTCACGTGACACTTCAATCCACTTACTACCGTTCCATTTGTATAAGCGATTTGGTAAGTAATCTACACGTAGGAAAAGGTCGCCTCTAGCAGGATTAACGGGGAATTTAGTACCAAAGTTGGCATTGGTACTTACTGGTGTAGATTCTACATTGTCTGCATCTGCGTTAGTTAATGCAAACTGTACAGGTTGAGTACGTTTAGCCAGTTCTAATTCTTTTTCTTGAATAAGGAGGATAGCGTTGGCAAGATCTTGTTCGGTCTGCTCAAGCGACGTAGATAGGTCGTCAACTTTTTTTTTAGGCTTAAAGCCTCTCCTTCCTGAGCTTCGTCGATTACACGACTAGCCCATGTTTCTTCGTTTTCTAATACAGGAATATCTAAAGGATCATAGTGTCCTTCGTTGGCATCTAACTCGCGTGCTATTTCTTTGCCGTGCGCAAAGAATTCTTCTTCAGTGTCAAACAACTTTTCAGTCATTTCCATATTTTGATCTACACCAGATTGTTTTCTAATTTCCTCTATATCAGGAAAATCCGGAGCATATGGCGGCCATGCTTCTGAGTCTGGCACCCATTCTTGGTGCCATCCCTTGCGTTTTTCTTTATCTTCTCTAGCCCACATAAGAGTTTGCTCTGCGGCTAGGATAAGGATAAGTGCCAATGGGTCAAATACAAATACCAGTAGGATAATTACCCAACGGACAGCACGTTCTAATAGATCAGCGGTGGGATTGTCACCGTAGATAAGTGCGGCTATGTACTTGATAGGTCCTACTTCTGCTTCAATCTTACGATTCTGCGCGGCTAGTGGAGCACGTTCTGCTTGTAGTGCTGAAATATTCTTTTGTGCGGCGGAGATGTCTGCTTGTAGGCTTTTACGTTCTTTAGCTTGATTCTTGCGAATCTGTACAGCACGATTGGCACCCTTGTCGTCTGTGGTACGACCTAACATTTGGTCTACCTGCGCATCCATTTGTTGTAGGGCTCGCTTACTTGTACTAATATTATCTTGTTCCGTTTTAATCTTTTCATCTAAGATCTGCACCTGAGCGGCACTATCGCCTACTGTAATGTTTTGATCCATGTGTGCCTTAGATAAGAAACCAAAGATACCCATGCTGGTAATCAGCATCAGCACTAAAATGGCAGGAACAAGATAAAGTTTAAACTGTATGTTAGCACGATGCCAAAATTTATGTAGCCATACAGTAGCGGCAATTTTACCTACTTCGAGTACAGCACCCATAATGATAATAGGCACTACTGCCGCGGCAAAAATAGCTGTTAATCCAGCTATGGAATAGTATGCGGCCACGGCTGAAATGCTTAAAGCCACTGCTAAGATGAATAATCCAAATAACATAGTTAATTATTTATTGAGTTGTATCTGATAGTTTAACATGGTAGTTTATTGAATGTCAAGAGTTTTGGTTAAGTGTTGATACTATCTTATGTAATCTCTTGCCAGCCTATTTGAGCTAACACGTCTGCGTTGTTTGATGTTGCTGCCATGGCCAGTGTGACTATATCGCTAACTCCTGCTAAGGTTCTGCCTAATTGGAAGGCAAAAGCATCTGCCCCCAGTTCGGAAAGTTCTCTACTGCTGACATAGCCAGCCTGTAGTTCTATTCCACCTGATATAGCAGTAGCAGCTGTGTCATATTCAACAGTTCCCGAAGTACTAGTTCCGGCCCAAGCAGCACCAGTTAAGGTAGGGTTCAACACTAATTTCCAACGATAGTAGTTTACAGTGGGACTAAGCACATCGACCTGTCTCGGCAACACAATAGCATCTAATCTCGTGCTATCCAATCTAATACTGACTACGGGATAATATGTTCCTGCTGTTGCTAATCTTAATACCGAAGTACCTCGTCCTGCGGTTTCGCTGTAGGTAAAGGCATTATATCCTCCTTCACTGATAACTGTAGAACAGATTTGACGCATCATACTTGTGCCAGCAGTGGCTGCTGTATTTGTTATCTCATACCGTACAGGCAATGTTGCAGTAGTCATATATGTAGTAGTATTGCCTATAATGTTAGCATGATGAAACGTATGACACAGCACGTAAGCACCATTAATAACAAATCCGCAACGAACAGATCCTACACCCAACCATTCTACATCTATCCAAAAAATCTGTGTTCTGTCTACATTTAATGCGGCAAATGGATTGTCCCACGCATCTTGTCTTACTCTATCCTCAACCAACGCACCGCTACTATAACTTCTTATTACTAGATAGTTATAGGTTCCGTCGTTTTCAAAGTATACACCGTTATTGGTAGTAAAATATCCCACACGCTGACGTAGATTAGTTTTAGGTGTGTTCATGCAGAAAGTTGTTAAAACTAACAGGCTCTTACCTGGTTGATAAGGAAACACTCGTTTTGTTTCTCTTATAACGCTAGAACCATTAGCGGCAGTTACATTCAATTGAAACGTGGAACTATTGGTGTCATAAACTACTGTTCCGCCAGTGGCATTAACGTTACTGAAGTCATTATGATCGTAGTATCTTGCTCTACTGTCAAACAATGTGTACGGTTGGCTAGTACGCAGTCTGCCAAAGGCATCTGTTGATCCTGTGCCTAGTGTTACTGTACTAGTTCCGGTTATAGTGGCAGTTAAATTGCCAGTTACTGGGAATGGATTAGTGTTACTTACTATATTACCATTGGTGTTTAGTATACCGATGTTACCTGACACTGTGGCAGAAAGTGGATTGACGTTTACGTTTGATGTAATACCAGTAACTGAAATTGGATTGACGTTTACATTGCCTTGAACACTAACAGGCAAACTAGTATTACCTATATCAATATTACCAATGCTGGTAATTCCAACACTACCATTCACAGTCCACGGATTAGTACCTTGTAGAACAGTTACATTGCTTATTATGCCGACGTTGCCGCCGATGGGCATATAATTAATGCCTAATGCTAATAGGTTGCCGCTGGTACCAATTTCTGTAATATGTGTATGTACCGGATCGTCTGGACTTGATGCTACGTTTACTGTAGTTGGTATTGATATATTACCAATAATCTGTATACTATTGCTACCTAAGGTTACTGGAAATGGATTTGCCAAACTTACTATGTTACCGTTGGTGTTGGTTACTGTAATAGGCAACGGATTGCCAATATCGTTGCTTACTTCTACATTACTCGAAAACAAATATGTCATTAGATTATTCTCCACCCATCACGGTATATCATATGGATGGCTCCATTGTCCATAGCTAGGACAGCACCACCTGGATCATTGTCAACATTGCCAGCAAGTATAATATGATTTACACTGGCTAATCCACTTTCATCTTTAATTACAACTTTATCACCATTGGTGCTTACCGGTAGAGTAATAGTACAGGTACCAGCATAGTTGACGCCAACGTAATAGTCATCTTGTATAACTGTATAACTGGCTGTGGTGATTAGTTTAGTATTATATCCAAGACCGGCTCCACCTCCGCCACCAATTAATCTACCACCTGGTGTTGTTCCATCACCGATGTAAAAGGCATTACGATGTTCGTCATACCAAATACGGTCAAGTTGACCTATACGGGTATTGCCATCTTCAAAATTTCGTCTTTGGGTAAATAAATCTTGGGTAAAGGACACGGATTACTCCTTATCCTTCGAACGGTTCGTCTTCTTCTGCGGCAGTTATTACTGCTATACCTGCGTTGCGTTTGATTAGATCTAGTTCGTCGGCAGGTTCTTCGTCGTAGACGTTTTCCATGCCCTGTGATTTTTTAAGGATTTCTAATTTTTGTTGTAAGGGTGGAACCATCACACCAAGGTCATCCGTTGGTGTGGGCTCTTGTTCTTGTGTTTGCTCTTCTTGGTCAAGCAAATCAATTAAATGATGTAATATTTCTGCTACACGCATATTAATAAGTTACTCTACTACCGTCAACATATCCGCAGTTAACTACCGACACTTCGCCCATAACATTGTTTGTTGGGTTAAAAGCAATCTTGTTGCCCACACCTTCCATGTTAATATAGCGTACAGTGTCTGGAGGAAGAATTTCGCAGTTTCCTCTGTATGCTGAAGGAGTAACTCCTACCGAGTAGTGTACTGCTACATTGGCTACTACACGTACTTTGGTGCTGGTAATAGCAGTACCAACTGATTGGCTGTTGCTACCTGCTGTGGCATTGATATAAACAATTTGTGCTTCTGGGCTTGGCATTTCTGTTATCCTTAAAATGTCTTTATATTATTTATCAGACTTTAAGCAGAACAACTAGAACTGGCGCCACCGCCTGTTTCAGAAACAGTAACCGACCCTGGGTCGTTGACTGCTAAGACTGCTACTTTGCTACACTTTACTGGTAGGACTAGGTCAATACTTTGTCCAGCACGTAGTAGTGCGCAATTGGTGTTTGCCACAGGATTCTCGCCAACCTTCCAGTATACTGATACTGTAGTGGTGATCTTGATAGGGCCTTTGCGTAATACTGGTGTGGCCTGGCTTTGTAGAGTTGCGTTGAGAACGAATGAAGTCATGATACAATATTTAGCTAAAAAGAAAGGACCCGAAGGTCCTTAAAGGTACTGCTTTTAGGAGGATTTACGACTTACAACTTACAACTTTACTTCTACAACTTCTCTACCACATGCTCGCTGATCTTATGTGCGATCATGTCTGGAATACTTAACCAAGGCCACTCTAGTTCAAACGGACAACCTGTATCGCCCCAACTGTGTTCCTTGATATAATGTTTATATATTGCTAAATCTGTTTTGTTAGTAACATCAAATACACGCTTTGGAAAACGCTGACGTAAACGTAATAATGTATTACCCATTTGTGTTTCCTTTCTTAATTAACTTAACTGCTATTATACACTCTTTTAACAATTTGTCAACCAGTGGTTAAAAGTGTGGATTTTGTTCTTCAACAACACCTTTAGTTAAGGTCCAAGTACCGTGTCCAACACTAACAAAGTATTCTTTTACAACGTCTACATATTCAAATGTAGCGGCATCGTAGATACGATCCTTAAATTGTCTAAGGCCAAACTTACGGCCACGTTCTGTAGTTAAAAACTTAGCAGTGATCTTAGCAACTTTACCTGCGTAGTACCAATCACCATTAAAACCATAACTAACATCATCGCCAACTTGGTATGTGTGTTTAACTAGTTCCATAATTATACTGCCTCCAACATACTAGCTGGTACACGATATGCGCCTAGCGGAGTATCTACAACGATATTTTTAATAGCAAGTTTGCGCACTGTACCTGTAATTGTTTGGCCGCTACGTGAGCTAGCAAAACGAACTTTGTCACCAACAGACAAGCTACGTTTAGTTGCTTTACCTAAGTTTAAACGAGCGTACTTAATAGCATCAATAATGCTGGCTAATTCTTCATTGGTAAAAGTACCTTGAATTAAAGCAGTAGTAATTTGTTTAGCGTTCATTTAATGTCTCCGTGTTGTTAGTGTATGTATAGCATTATACAGTCATTTTACCAAAAAGTCAACCAAAAAGTGCCAATTCCTGCAGTACTTCATCAAATTCTTTAGCATAACTGTATGGTAGACCCAACTTGTAACAGATGTAATCGCCACCATACATTTTATCCGAATCCGTAAGAGCTAAACCTTCAACAATCCATCTAATAGATTGTTTACGTGAGTTACTAATTGACTCTAATGAAACAACATGCTTTTCAAAGCTATCAATTGCCTGTTGTTCACGGGTTTGTTCTTCAACGATAGCAACATCAAGTTCACCCAATAAACGTTCCCAAATCAACTGTTTGCCAGCCGCATCAATGTTGGTCCATTCTTCCCAAAAGTATTCATCTGGGCGTGAACCACGAGCATCTTTGTGTAGGTCGCTAACTAAGTTTTCATCAAATGTGTATGTCATTGTGTGCTCCATTGCTTTAGTGTATAAGTGCTATTATACAGTCATTTAACCAAAAAGTCAACCAAAATATTCACTTGACTTTAGAGTAATATGAGCATATAATAATAGTATGAAAATCGTACTCGAACAAGATGGCAGACATTTAGTGATGTATATAGCACACGAACCCAATCAGTTTGATCTAAGTTGGGATGTCACTGTTGCTGACATGGCCAAGGAACTTGACCATAGGCAGGGCGTAAAGCGTATGAGCTACGATACTTGGCATTGGGATCTGCGTAAACAGCAAGAAGCAGAAGAATACATAACTTATTTTTACCTAAAGCACGAATAATGATCAGCATAGCAGACCTACATCGTACCTGGGGTACAGATAATTATCATACACATGCTCTACTACAAGGGCTAGATGTGTTTACCTGTTACGAACCAGTTGAAGTACAATTAGCTGAATACACCAAAGCTCGCTATGAGCAAACACCCGAGCAGGTAATTGAGGAAGTGTTTAACATTTACCGTAGTATCAACATTGTACCGATTAACTACTACACTGAACAGGGATTGTATGATGCTATACGCGATTTACAAGCGGGTAGTTATAACGAAGTCGACAATGGCATAATTGGTCTAGGTAATAATCGAGGGCAGGGTATTAATAGGTTTTGTTTTCCTAATATGATGACTGCCGAACCTAAAGGTCGCGGTAGTAACAGCCTAAAGGATAGATTTTTAGATGACACTAAACTACGTCGTGCTATCCGTATCTGCTTTGAGTTTAGGACTGGCGATAATCTTGCGAGTCCTACAGCACTTAGGCGTGCCTTAGAACTAGTTACCGGAGAGAATATCCAAAACTTTAAACCACAGAACGCTCGTGCTATTGTTGAATACCTTTGTCCTGTTCTATGGGGGAGTGTTTACGATTATAGTGCTGGCTATGGTGGCAGGCTCTTAGGTATCAGCGGCAGTAGTATGAGCTACAACTATACCGCAGTTGATCCTAACACAGAAACAATTGAATATCTACACTACCTAAATGACTGTATCTATGATACGCTTGGACGTCGTGGAACATTACACCAAACTGTCAGTGAAGTGTTTGAACCTAGTGATGTGGACCTAGCGTTTAGCAGTCCGCCATACTTTAACTTAGAAAAGTACAGTGACGAACCAACACAGTGTATGAATCAGTTTACTACATTAGATGATTGGTTTGATGGTTACGTAGCGCCAACAATGAAGAACATACATAAGGGCCTAAACCCAGATGGTGTGTTTGCTACTAATATTGCTGACTATAAAGTAGGTGGTAAAACAGAATTCAAAGTTTGCGAACGCTGGATTGAGCTTGCCGAGAAGCTAGGTTTTAAACATAAGCAAACTGTTAAGATGATGCTTAACACTCGTCCAGGTGTAGGCAATGATAAGGTTGCTGGACGTGAAAAGTGGGAAGGCGTCTACGTTTTTACACGATGAAGATCAGCATTAGACATCTAAGCTACGGGCATATTCAAGACCGTGTTACCTGGTTAGATAAGAATGTAGGCCCACGTAAGTATGTCCTACATAATCAAACAGGTGGTTACGGATGGTGGTATTTCAATAATGATAGAATTATCGAAATTGAAGATGAGCAGTGGGCTACAATGTTTTTATTAACGTTCGGTCATTGACAAACTAACCAAATGATAGTATAATACATTTATGAAAATAGCACTCGCAAGCGACGTCCATTTAGAGTTTGGGCCATTAGAAATTAAAAACACAGAAGCCGCAGACGTTCTAGTCTTAGCAGGTGATATCTGTGTGGCCCATCATTTTAAATCACAGGACAAATTTGTCAAACGCTACTTAGAATTCTTTAAGCAGTGTAGCGAGGAGTTTCCTATTGTGTTATACGTTGTTGGCAACCATGAACACTATCATGGTGACTTTGCTTACACAATTATACAGTTGCGTGATGCGCTTAAGATGTTTGACAACATACACATCTTGGATAAAGAAACATATCAGTTAGCGGATGTTACATTTATTGGTGGTACATTGTGGACTGACATGAATGAACGTGATGACATCACTATTGGTCATATGAAAATGATGATGAACGACTTCCAATGTATTAAGAACAGTGATAAGCCAACCTATCGCACAGTTCCTTTATACGATGATGGCGAGTACAACATAGATCGCAAGGTCATTGGTCACAAACAAAAAGCAGAACCTAGTAAGTTTAGCCCACGTGACAGTGTAGAAGAACATGATCTAATGTTAGACTATATCAATGCTGTGGTAAGTGAACGTGCTGATAATAAGTTCGTGGTAATTGGGCATCACGGGCCAAGTCGTAAGAGTATCCATGCTAAGTTTGCGCACGATACTATTATGAACGGTGCGTTTGTCAGTGACCTAGAGGACTTTATAGCATATCGTCCACAGATCAAGTTATGGTTACACGGGCATACTCACCATGCTTTCGACTATACCATTGGCGAAACACGTGTAGTCTGTAACCCACGTGGCTATATTAACTACGAGCACTTTGCTGATTACTTTCAGTTAAAGTACCTCGACGTATGAAAGCTGTAATATTTGAACGTGATTATTGGCACAACGACCTGTGGCCTCGCATTATTGAGGACCACGGGCGGGGTGTTATGATTTCTTGGGTCTGTCGAGAACGCCTAGGATTCACTGTACGAGAACATCGTGCGCCCATTAGCAATGACGGACATTTTTGGGACTATCAATACCAAATACATCTAGACTTCTACGATGAAAAAATGCTCAGCTATTTTTTGCTAACTTATAAGTAAAGTATGCTGATTCAATTTAAAGACCAACCACCTTTAGAAGTTGCCCTACGTGAACATCCTGTTCTAGAACAATGGAAAGAACTGTTCTTAGACAATTATGCCAGAGAGTTCCCAATCTTTCGTGATGAGCGCAAATATTCGATTGAATACCTAAATGATCTAGTAGCAGAAGCCAACGATAAATTAGGTTGGCAGTTTACTGACCATATTAAAACAGTAGCCGAAACCACTCGCCTACATAAACATATAGAACAAACATTAGCCAATGGGTTTAACAGCATACCAGCAGAATTCGATAACCTATTACACGAACTACACTTTTGTCTACACAAAGTTGAGTTTATGGATATTGATTGCTCTAACCTAAACAAACGATTTCACTTACAAATAGAATGGTTCAATGACGAAGGGTTTGCCTTGGCTGAGTCGTTTGATCATAAATTGTTTATGGAGTTTGGAGATATTAAAGTACAGAATCCCTATGTAGGGCACATTCCATTACTAGCATATCAGCAGAATGATTATTCAAACATCCTACAGACCTGTAGATTTCATGACTTTGTTAAACCTGGGATATACATAGAAACACGTGAAGACCACGGCTATCATGATTTTTCTATATCTGCATACATCAATTGGTGGAAATCTCACGCACCAGAGTTTTTAGCCTCGCATGGTTTAGAAAAATTACTACACTACACAGGACAACCTGTTATCGGTCGTGTGGTAAACTTAGACGACCTGCGCACTGTGGTAAACAGTGACAGCATACTTGAATTAGAAAAGGTCTCATTTTGAGTATATTAGACGGTGCCAACGGACGTAAGTTTATCGCAAGTGGTCCGTTTGATCACGAAATGCCCTACTACTATCTTGTTATTGCTGATATCAGTTATTGGATTAAACACGAATCAGAGATATATCTGTGGATGGATGAACACTTACCTCGAGGTAGACTACACCAAGAAGGCATGACAGTAGCATTAGAGTCAGAGGAACAGGTTACAGCATTTCTACTGCGATGGTGTTAGTGTATGGTGTGGTTGCCTGTTAATTCGGCAGGATCGTCAACATCAAATACGTTAAATACTCGCATCAATTCTTCGCTGTATTCAAATTGCTCTTCTTCCGGAAACAATACTGACTTTAACGTACCGTCGGCTTTGACTATAAACACATAGTCTTCTGGTTCAATTTCATCAAACTCGACATCTTCTGTTTCTAGTTCTAGTGTAATTTTTTCTTCGTATTTTGCCATCGTCGACATCCTTAAGGTATTGTATGTTAGTTCTAATTTTAGTTAGTAGCTGTTGTACAATGCTGTGTTCAGCGCCAAATGCTTTAATATAATTACGTAGATCTAAACTGCTATCACACCACAATGTTTCGTTGTCTACTAGTGTATTTAATACTCGTTCTTGTAGGAATAATCTGGCCGCTATATTAGCACCATAGGCATCAATTTCATCTGGATTTCCAAAATACTCCTGCTCACTACGTACTTCTAGATCTTCATGCTCACTGACAAAGTGTTCTTTATGTAGTCTATATCTACGACTACGATATTGATGTTGGTGTTGATATTCGTGTACTAGTGCTTCAACTAGTTCTAGAGTAAATCGTGCCGCAATATCTGTGGTTATAAGCCAAGGTTTAATTTTAGGACAGTTAATAAAGAAATTAATAATTAACTGTTTTTTACATTGCTCATCTAGATCTGGATCATACTCAGCACCAATACTAAAATCATTTGGCTCTAAATATTCAGGGTCAGCTTCAATTAGTTTAACTCTAACAGGATGAGATGAGTTAAGAAAACTACCGAGATGACGAACAAATTGACGCGGCTTAATCTCTCGATTAATCAGAGGAGTGATCCAATTGGTTATATTTTTATATTCTATAACCGGATTTAGGTACACACTAACCTCCGCCGCTGAGCAGGTTAACCGCCGCTTGACTACCTATATTATCCGGAGCACTGGGTAAATTTTCCATAGGATTAAATGATGGTGGTTTAATTCCAGCGGCCAACATTGCTGCTTTGTTTTTACCTTCTGCCATAGCTGATTTAATTGCGTCACCAAACACAGCGGCGTTGCCACTAGTTGGGATCATTTGTTTAAGTATATCGGCTGACCCAGCGCCGTTTGCTTCGGCACCAATTTTGTGTAGGCTAGTAGCGGCATTCATAAGTGTGCCTAAATTTATCTTTGGTACTTCGGCTATGTCAATGCCTGCCGCAGTAAACAATCCTTGAGATTTGGTAACCATGCCATTTAGATTACTAATAGCATCAGCATCTATAGAACCACTGAGCAGTGCTTTTACTTCTGCTCCACCTGCGGTTGGCCCCATAAAATCCTGCATTGATGGTACTCCTAGTGGGCCCGATCCTGTTCCGGTTAGTCCCTCAAGAGTAGGAGCATGCTCTGCCATCATATCTTTAAGACTACTAAATTTGCCGTCAAGGTTAGGCACAGCTGGCATGTCTATACTGCCCATTAGTTGTTTAGCCGCATCGCTGTCCTTAAGGCTAGCGCCAAGATCTTTCATCTTTTCGCCCATTGTGGTCAGATCGCCTTTGATGCCTTCTAACTTATCTTTACTGACTAAATTTTTAAGATCTGTTAAATCTTTTAAACTTCCAATTGCCATAATAACTTTCCTATGTTGTAGTAACCGACAAACCACCTTTAGCCGCAGATATTTTGCCCGATATTTCATTTCTAGCTGCGGTTACATTTTTATTAGTTATGTCAACTAACTTAAGAAGATTTTCAATTGGGCCGTCTCGTTGGGCAACATAAGTATTTCGATCAATTTTTTGTGCGTCTGTACTATAAGGTAGAGTATTAATAAGTCTACCTGCTTCATTGGCATCAGCAAACATTTTTGTTGCCAAATCGTTCAATCTATTCTGATATTGTGTCTTTAAATTGCTGCGCACTGTTGCTAAATGGGCATCGGCATCTGCGGCCTTAGGGTCAATAGACATATACTGACTTACTATGTCTATACCTGCGTCTACATATTCTTTTGATCCATTAATGACAGTTTGGAATAACTCTTCAATTTTCTTAATAATATCCGGGTCAACTTTAGGTTTAGCAGTGGCTCCAAATGCGGCTTTGTCATTATTGTTAGCCCATCCAGTAGGTGTAGCACTTGGTTCTTGTTGTCTGCTGGCAATCAATGTACCCGCAAATGCTTTTAATGAATCAGCTGCTGGTTGAAGCGACGCAGGTGGAGGAGAATTTACATTATATGTAGTTTGGCTGCCTCCAATTACCGATGTCGCTCCAGAATCTAAAGAGTTGTTTGTCCCAGCACTGGGTAGTCCCGCAAATGGATTAGCCCCTGCTGTTGACTTTAGTGTTTCGGTTAAGTTTTTAGTACTAACATCAGGTAGTCCGCCTAGCGGACTAACATTGAACTGATCAGCAACCGCATTAAGCACTGTAGGGTCATTAATCTTAGACATTGCCAAATCAATACGATCCTTGTACACTGGATTATCAATGTCGTCTGGGTCAACGCCTACTTTCTTTAGCATACTAGTAATGCCCGTTGAATTTCCCATCTTACTTGATTTTAGTTGTTTAAATAATCCGGCCGATTTGCCAAAGCTAGCCATGTCACTCATATTAAACATGCCACCCGTAGCACTCATACAGTCACCTACTTTAGATAAGTCGCCTAATGAAGATGTCAGACCTTGATCTGCTAGGTCACTGATTTTTTCAATTCCACTACCAAAACTTTTTAAGTTAACGTTAGAGCAAAATGCTGTTACTTTCTTTAATTCTATAGCATCACCAATATGTGCGCGAGCTTGATTGAATTTCTGCATAAAGCCGCCTGGGCCACCTGCCATCATATTGTTTGCGGTAGTTAGTAACGATGACGCCGCGGCGTTGGCCGACGCCCCCAATGATGGATTAGTTAAGTATACCTGTTGTAACTTAGTAGCTGCCGCAGTAACATCTGGATGTATCTGTAAGCCTTCCCCTTTAGAAAAGCCAACCATTGCGGTAATAGTTGCCGGTGTCAATGACCCTTTGGGTAATCCAACGGTATTATATTGCCCCTCGGCAACTACCGTCATATTCCGTGCGCTAGCGATCATGTCTGACATATCTTATTCCTAGGTAATAATACCACTTGCTGGTTCAATACCAGTAGTAGTTTGAATATAGTGATTTACTATTTCTTTTTGTGTAGTAGCATGAAACATTACATGATTTTTACCTAATGTAACACTCTTGCCCAACTCACTGGTGAACAAACTCTGTAGTAAACCGATACCACGTTGGCTAGGCATTACCGTACAAGGTTTGTTAATCACATACCCTTGATCATTCTCTTCTACAATTTTTGCTACAATTTCGTCACCGTTGACTAATTTAAATGTTACGATGTCGTCTTTTTCATACTTGTTAGCTACTAGCATTGATATCCTCTACTCGTTGATTGATCTCACTTGCGGACAATTCCGCAATATCTTTATAACCATTTTCCCAAGCTAATGTTTCACCTACATAGTATTGGGGTAATGGAAATTTACTCACAGGACGGTTAGAAGTTACTAAAAATTCTGCCGCTTGTACGTTAGCACCTACGTTAACTTCATCGAAGTCAATGCTTAAATTTTTTAATTGCTGTCTTGCCACTGTAGAACGAATGCCGTTATCTACATATATTGTTAGTTTTGCCATTTTATGCTCCTGCTAATCTAGCTGTTAATTCTTCGTCAGACAATCGAGCTAACCCTTGGTAACCACCTTCTACAAAGAGTTCACCATCTAAATATAGTTGTGGCACTGTACGATGATTCTGTTCTAGCAACCATTCACGTGCTTCGTTATCTTCATCAATCTTCACTACGTCAAATGATATTCCTTTCTTTGTTAGTAGACCTTTGGCCTGCTCGCAAAATGGGCAATTGTTTTTACTATATACTGTTAGCATTTTTTCTCTCTCTTATAAACTTGGTAATTCATCATAGTCAATACTATCGCCCATTACACCAATGACGTAGTTAGTTGACTCTGATTCTTGTAGGGCTGTTTGTTTTTTACTTGTATCGCTGTGCTTATTAAACCAAGGAATAGGAGTAGTCTTTGGTGCTGGGCTTTGGTATCTAATACCAATTTGTTTTAGAGCATCTACGGCTGTATAATCAACAAAATCTTTCAATATATTAGCGTTTAAGCCAATAACTGGACCCATTTTAAATAGATAATCGGCCCAGAACTTTTCTTCACGGATGACATCTAGGTACATTTGATATACTTCAGCTTCGCATTCTGCTTTGATCGCAGCAAAGCGCGGATCTTCTTTTACCACTTGATTAATTAAGAACGCAGTCCACTCTTTGTGTAGTAGTTCATCTTGTAGGATTAGACTAATGATATTACCGTTGCCAATAAAGATCTTGTTCTCTACCATGGCCAAGCTAGTAGCAAAGCTAACCATAAAGCGGAATGCTTCTAGTCCATAGCTAGCATGTAAAGCTAACCAAATTGCTTTGATGTGTTCTGTTTCTGTTACCTTTTCGCCCATCTCTTTACGACAATTAATTTGATGTAATTTATCATAGTAGTTGCCGATGGTACTGGCCATGCCCACAATCTCTTGTGTATCGTGAATGGTGTTAAACACATCCTTTGGTATATTATAGATATTACGAATAATGTGGCTGTAGCTCTTACTATGAATGTTAGTTTCAAAGAAACTCCAGTTGCTGATAAGTGCTTCTAGTTCTGGAATACTTACTACTGGTCCAAATACTTGATTAGGTGCGCGGCCTTGTAGACTATCTAATGCTGTTTGACGTAGCAGGTTGCTGGTAAAGATATGTTTAACAGCATCACTAGCATCTTTAAAGTCGTTAGCATCTTTACTTAGGCTAACTTCTTCTGGTTGCCAAAAGAAACCGCGGGCTGTAGCTTCAAAGTTAGCAATCTTATTATATTTAACTTCTTCAAACCGCTGGATAGTTACCGGACCTGCTGGATCCAAAAACATCTTGCGATGTAGATAGTCTGTTTTAGTACTTAAATCGTATTGTTCTTTTGACATTTATAGTTTATCCCATTCGTTATCTTTTGTTGGTATCCACCCATTTCTAAAATATTTTACCATATTCATATACGGGCTGATTGTTTTGTTATCGTACATTGTACCATTTAATATTCTATATAATTTACAATAGGAAGGTTTGTTACTACTTAACCAAATATTGTAAATCTCATCTGCTCGTTTCCACACACTTTTAGTATAATCTGTTGCCCTTGGGTGGTTCCACGGTTTTAATCCAGCACACGGATTATTCATCTTCATCCTATTAGAAAACAACTCTAACGATTTATCTGAAAAATTTACTTTATTCTTGTATCCTGATTTACCTTTATTCCAAGTTCCATTTAATTTAGATGGATTGTTTGGGCCTTTCATATATTCAGAATACTGTCTCTTAAGCCAACCGTATGCTTTGTTGTTTCTTTTTACATTATTGTTTGATGATACCATAAACATAGCTGCTTTAACTAATCGTATATTGTTTGGGTATATTCTAACCAACAACAAATGACACAAATAATGCTCTTCTGGAGTCAGCGAAACTAAATTTTTCTCTTCATCTGTTCCGCCTATACACTTTGGAACAATATGATGTTTTTCACTATACCCTTCTAATATTCTATTCTGCCCTCTATCAACAATATTGTTATATATTTTTCGATAATCCATTGAAGTCTCCTATAAACTTATTTATCATAGTTTACAGAAAACTTATAGTTTACACGCTATAACTTACAAGATTCACATTCCCCGTCTTCAATATATTCTTCAACTTGTTTTGTCTGTGGTGGTAAATCTTCTGCTACTGCTTTACTGCCCTGTTTGTTAATCAAGCTATAGTAGAATGTTTTAATACCCCACAATTGAGCCTGCATCAAGTTCTTAGCAATCAATGTAGTTGGTACTTTACGATCTGCCCAGTGTGCTGGATTATAGAAAGTGTTGGTACTAATACTTTGATCTACATAGGCTGCAATAACAGCCGCAGTTTTCAAGTAGGCCGCACAGTCAGTTTGTTCCCACATGAGTTGATATTTATTCTTTAACTTGTGATATTCTGGAACAACCTGTATAAACGAGCCAGCTTTTGATTCTTTAACTGAAATCAAACTCATTGGCATTTCGATGCCGTTAGTTGAGTTGATGACCACACTAGAACTTTCAACTGGAGCCACTGCCATTAGGGTAGCATTACGCACACCATAACTACGCATATCGCTACGTAACTGTTCCCAATCTAATTCTGGAGTAAAGTCAGCTAGTTCATTAACGCCTTTAGCACGTAGTTCCCAAGGAAAGATTCCTTTACCATAACGTGTCTTGCTACTGTGTAGACAAGCACCACGTTCTTTAGCTAGTTCAACTGTGGCTTCTGTTAGATAGAATGCCTGATGCTCCATCCAAGATTTAACTTCTTGTAGGGCATCCTTTTCGCCATATTTGAAGCTACGTTTTGCATGCCAGTAGGCTAAGTTTGTAATACCAATACCCAAAGGTTGGATTTCATCGTTGCTTAACTTGCTTTGTATGCTTAGGAAATCTTGATAGTCTAAGATGTTACATAAGCTACGTTGTAGGATGCGACAAGAACGTCGCATGTCTTCTGGATTGCGGAAAGCACCCCAATTTATACTACCTAATGTACACAGGGCAATGCGACCATCGGCGTCATCTAATCGTTTGAAACTCTTAGTGGGTAGTAAAATTTCGCAACACAGATTACTTTGATAGATAGTGTGATACTCTGGGTCAAACGGACCTTGGTTCATTACGTTGTCAATGAACACCAAATAGATACGACCTGTATCTGTACGCTCTTTCAATATACCACCTTTGAATACTTCTTCGGCGGCCATTTGTTTCTTACGTAGACCTTTTTGTTTTTCATACTTAACATAAAGCTCTTCGAACTTAGCTGTATCTTTATAGAACGCTTCGTATAAGTCAGGTACTTCGTTAGGATCAAAGAATGTAATCATTTCTTTGTTCTTAAATCTGCGCCAGAAGAAGCTAGATAATACCACGCCATAGTCCATATGACGAACACGGGTTTCTTCTGTTCCTTGATTGTTTTTCAACACAATCAAATCATCAAACTGATGATGCCAGATAGGATAAAACACAGTAGCTGATGCGTTACGTATACCGCCTTGCGAACAGCTACGTAGATCACCAAACCACTTCTTAAGGAAAGGAATCATACCTGTGTGCATGATCTCACCGCCTCGTATAGGACTCCCTAAGGGGCGCAAACGACCTATTTCTAAACCAATGCCAGCACGCTTACTAGCATACTTGGCCATCATTTCCCCACTAGCAAAAATACTATCAAGATCATCGTCACTGCGAATAAGTACACAGCTAGAAAATTGCTTAGTTGGGGTACCAAGACCAGCAAGCACAGGTGTAGCAAGAGTGAAAAGGCCATCGCTAGCGGCATTGTAGTATTCCTTGATAAATTTTAATCTTTGATTCAGATGTTCTTTGTGCATTACTGTTGCCGCAGCAACCATGTAACGCACCTGAGGAGTTTCGTAGATTTGTTTAGTACTGCGGTTACGTACAAGGTATTTCTCGATTAACTGTTCAATCGCAGCATAACTATATTCTTCGTCTTTGGCATGTTCGATGAAATCATTCATCTTATTCCAATCTTCTTGACTATACCATTCTAGCAGTTCTGGAGTATATAACCCAGTGGCTACGTTAGTCTTAACAATTTCATATAGATGAGGAGGTTCATAGTCGCCATATACATCTTTGCGCAGCATTGATAAACGCTGTTTACCTGCTACGTGTTGATAGTTTACATGACCTACATCTGGATTTGATTCTACGTCGATCAAGTCAACAATCGCTCGCAGTGTAATTTCGTCAATTTCACGTGTGCTGATACCATCGTAAAAGTGTGGTTGTGCTTTGATTTCAATCATTGACTGACTTACATCAGCAATACCAGCACATACCTTTGTAACCTGCGCTTGCCATTTGTCAACTGCCAAAGGCACTCGTGCTCCACTGCGTTTTGTGACTTGAATAATACTCACTTGAATAACCTCTTTTAATATTTGTCTAACTGTAGATCTTCTGTTGTATAACTGTACAGTAATTGTAATTCTGTTTCTTCTATTTGTTTTGTATTTACTATCTCGTAGGGCCAGTAATTAAGAATATATTTCCCATCATCAATCCACACTACATTGTATCTGTTCTTTTCTTTAAAATCATAATATACTCTAAGTTCTAATGGAACTGTTTTATGACTAGTGAAGTATATAGTATACAGCATTCCTAGTGATTTAGCAACATCGCAATAGTAGTTTTCGGCTAACAATGTCCAAGGATCTGGCCATTCAACCGGATTATCTGGTGGTAGGTAATAGCCAATAAATGGAGCAGTGCTCCACATTTGATTAAGTTCAGCTACCGCAGATTCTAGTGGTAGATCACTTAGCGTATGGCGGACATCCTTCCATTGCGAAAGTCGGTCCGACACTCGTAGATTCCAAAAGTTGGTATACATATATTATATGAATGATCTAACTGTGTATCTTAGTATAGCAGCGTTACCTGCTGAACTTACATTTGCTCTTAACGTGGCAGTATCTGAAGTAGTATTACCAAAGAACTCTAATACAACACCAATGTTTGCGCTTTCTGAGTATTCGTCATCGTATTTTACGTCTGCGCCAGCGTTGTGTGCTACTTTAATAGTTCCAGAACGACTGTCAGTACCACGTGTGATTCTGTAATCGATAATTGCGCTTGGTACCGCTGATTGTAAAACTAGCGAAGTAACAGTTGAACTATTATTAACTAAATTAGCAATGACACCCGGAGTGTCTACAGTAGCACCTGAAGCGGAAATCTGTGTAGTGGTACTGGTAAAGTTGTTATCTGATAGTGGAGCAATTAATGGAACAACTGCTTGATCAGCAACAGATCTTTCAAATTGATCAGCGATACTGTAGTTGTTTGGAGTTGCCCATGAAATAACTGCGGTATTTGCCACTGAGCTAGTTACAGAAGTAGCATTACCAAACCCTACTGTTCTATACAGGTTGAATGCTGATGTAATAGAACTATCATCAGCTGAATATATACCTTGTCCAGCTACGTTGGCAAAAATAGATCCAATTACTTTAACACCCTGTGGGCTCAATGAGCCATCAGTCCTAGCGTAAACACCACGATAAACAGTATCAAATAAACAATCGTTGAATGTGATTGCTTTAGTACCGTTAGCGGCTGCTGAAATACCTGCGCCATATAAGACTCTAGCAAATTCGCAACCATTAAATGTTACATTGTTTGTTTCTGCTACAGAATCTAATATGGCGGCCCCTAGTAAGAATCCGGTATTAGTTGTCGGTGCTGTAAGATTTCCCTGAAATCGTACTCGATTAAATGTAATGAATTGCGCACTATCTATCACTGCCAAGGTAGCATCCGCAGTAGATTGTAATGTTAAGTTGTTAAGATCAATTTGGAATGGAGCATCGTATATTGTTGGATTAATTGTTGCGCCAACATTACCAAAGTTATCTTTAAATTGTACTACAGCATCATCATAAGCAGTCATTTTAATGATAGTGCTTCTAGGACCATCACCCGAAATACTAGCAAAACTAGGGATACGTAGGTTAGCTGTGGTAATATATGTACCAGCTGGTATATGTAATCTACGACGAACACCAACTATAGCATAGTAATCTCTTGGATATACTTGGTCGATAGCACGTTGTAGAGCCACTGTATCATCAGTTACTCCGTCACCTTTGGCGCCAAAGTCTTTAGCACTAATTTGTTCATCTATTTTATGTTGTAAGGTACGAACTACTGGAGTAGTTAGTGAACTGCCTGTGCGACTAGTGTACGTAGACTCGTCACCTTTAAACACAAATGAATCAATGGCTGATAGAATATCACTAGTAGCTGTTAATACCTCAGTGTTACCAATTTCTGGCGCACCCTCAACAGTAGTACCATTACCAATCCATAGACGTTGTTCGTCAACAGACCAGCCCATTTCGCCACTTGCTAGTTGTGGTAGATTTTCTTGTAAGCCTCTACGGACTTGAATTTTAGATATCTGGATTACAGCCATGTTCTCACCTTAGTTCTATATCGAGTATTTATGCTAATTTATAATACTGCTCAACTCTTTCTAACCACTTAGCTGTCCACTTTTCCCATTCTTGCCCTTCAACCGTCCACGTTTGAAACTGCACAGTTTCGCCCGGCTTAGGTGCTACTGCCATTAGGATAACACCTTGCTGTATGTCAGTTCCGTGTGTTTCGTTGTGTGCTAGTCCGTAGGCACATAACTGGAGGAAATAGTCTTCAATCCATTCAGTTTTCTTAGGTTTATTGGTCTGTTTGTAGTCAATAATAGCCGGTTTTGACTTGTAAATTCCGCAGGCGTCAGTAGTACCAGCGTAGAGTCCTTCTACGTATAATGGCACTTCTATGCCCCACATTTCGTTGACATGTACCAGACCATTGTCTACGATACTCTGCGCCATGGCATAGCTTTGTTGGCTAAATGGATTAGTTCCAGGCTCACCCATAACTCGATTATTTTGTACATAATCCTCTAACCACTTGTGCATGCGTGTTCCGCGATTAGCGGCTTCTGTGGTGATTTCCTGAGCTTTAGCTTCGCCAACTGATTTACGCCAGTTAGCAAGGGCTTCCATCTTTTCTTTGGGTTTAGTTTTATCTAAGATTGTAGTAACACTAGGAACTTTGTTACCGCCGGGGGTAGCGTATAAACGCCGACCTTCTACGCTTTCACGTAGGATAGGTGTGTAGTTGTATTTTTGTATAAGCATCTTATTAGTATATATGTTCTATACACTAATGTCAAACAGTAAATGATTCCCCACACCCACATTCACCTGTAGCATTAGGGTTAATAAACTCAAACCCTTCATTAAGCCCTTTCTTGAGCCAGTCAACAGTTAATCCATCTAGATAAACTAGACTTTTATTATCAACAAATACTGTAGCACCGTAGGATTCAAATTGCATGTCGTCAGCTGTTGGTGAGTCAACAAATTCTAACACATAGCTCATGCCCGAACATCCGCTGGTCTTAACACCAATTTTAATTCCCACGCCCCTACCCCTAGCAGTGATGCTTTTCTTAATCTTGTCTGCAGCTACTTGTGTTATATTAATCATTGAAAATTCTATCTAATACTTTTTGTTTTTGTTCATTGGTAAAATTGTACCATTCTACTATTTCTTCGGTTGTGCGATTACATCCACGACATACATCGTTATCTAGTCTACAAACACCGATACATGGACTCTCTACTTCTTCCATTAATCATTTCCTTGTTTTAATTTGTAGTCTGCTATCGCACTTTTAATTGCGTCTTCGGCTAAAACTGAACAGTGTATCTTAACGGGCGGCAGGGCAAGTTCTTCTGCTATTGCTGAGTTTTTGATTGTAAATGCTTGGTCTATGGTCATGCCTTTGAGCATTTCAGTAACCAGCGATGAACTTGCGATTGCTGATCCACACCCATAGGTTTTAAATTTAGCATCTGTTATTATTCCGTTGTTTACTTCAATTTGTAGTTTCATGACATCGCCACAAGCTGGAGCACCGACCATGCCTGTACCAACATTTGGGTCGTTCTTATCTAAAGTTCCTACATTGCGGGGATTTTCGTAGTGATCTAGTACTTGGGCTGAATAAGCCATAACAATTCTCCAATAGTTGAGTATTATACTACACTATTTATTGTACTATGTCAAGTAGTAAGATTTATACTGCGGTACTAGATCTATTAGACATTCACCACGTCGGGTATCTAATAGTTTAGCGTATTTAATGAAATTATTAAAATTGATTCGATCTAACACATTTGATTTTAATACTGTTATACTATCGTTGATAATGTTAGAATTATCGGGTACTAACTCTAATGTCTGTTCTAATGTATCGATCGCATCTTGTCTTAGTTCATATGGTAAACATTCTAAAAATAATTCCTGCTCGTCACATACAGGTTGTATGCTCCACGGAATATGATTATAATGATCATTGAAGAATTTTGCCAACGTAGATATATCAAATACATTATAATTATTCAATACTGTATTAAATGTAACTGTGATATTCGGCAATTGAGTCACCGAGTTTAGATTATTAATTATTGTATTAAAATTTGACCCGTGTCGAATATAATCATTTAATTTTCCGTAAGCATCAATCGAAACATTAAGTGTAATATTATTAAACTTTTTAAATAGTTCTAAAACAGTATTAGACAATACTGTAAGATTAGTATTAATAATTATCGGAGTGTCAACTGTAGTCCAATGTGCTAGGAAATCTAAATTATATTGTTCTATTAACGGCTCGCCACCGGCAAAGTATAATCTAAATAGGCGATCGTCTGTTTTAGGAAATGCGTGATTATACTTTTGTTTAGTTGGATGTATAGGAAATTTCTTTTCCGATGTCAACTGCATGTTGTTATTTTCTGCTTGAATAGCACTACTATTATATGGATTACAGGTCCTACATTTTAGATTACACACATTGCTATATCTTATATCTAACATCTGCGGTAATAGGTCTTGCCCAAGTAGGGCTTGATCGATAACATCAATAGCTGCTTGTTGTTTTACTGGATCAGCAAACCACCCTTGATTTTCGTTATATGCCGGACTAACTAGCCCATTATCTGTTAATGTTTTACAACCTTGACATTGTGTAGGAAATTCTTGGCGTAGGAAGGAGTTTCGTATTTGTTTAAGTTCGGGTGTGTTAAATGATTCTTGACTGGTGTTTGCTTGTTCTATTGTAGAGCCACCAGCATAACAGCATAGTTTATAACTACCATCATACCACAGTGTTTGTCGAACAAACGGCAAGATGCAAAAACTTTTGCTCTCAACTAACTGCTGGATATTCATTGTCTATTAGAATAAATCGACGTCGCGTTTTTTGGCTGCTTTTTTAGCCATACTCGGCACGACATCTACAGGGGAATCAACATCTGGGGTATTATAACCTTCGTCGTCTTGCGCTTCATCTGCTGAACGCAATTCAACGTAGTCTTTGTTATAACTTTTGATTAGATTTTTTACTGCTGGATTAGTATCATTTGCGGCAACTAAGCTATCATAGTTGAATGTCTTATCAGTATTCAATACCATGTTGATAAGACTTTGTGTGCTAATTTTTGGAAGTTTATCTTGATCGTTGTAACGGTTGCGAATAAGCTCCAGAGCCGTTAATAAATTAGACTCTGGAGTGTTTGTAGAGCTGTGTTCAAATTCACTCAAACGCATTAGCGTTTTTCTCTACCTAATTCTTCTGCGCCACCAACAGCGGCATCGCTAGCAGCAAAACCGTCGCCTTCGTCAGCATCTAAATCGCTAGTAGGTAATGGAGGTAAATCACCTAATTCGTTACCTAAATCATCACCAGGCATTGCCATTGGATTGTCAACTGCTTCACCTGAAAGAATACGTACACCGTTGTCTACGCCTTCACGTGCTTGTTGTAGGTTGCCCATTAGTGTTTCTAGTGTAGAACCAACAGCGTTTTTAAAGCCGTCTGCTTGTTCAGCACCAAGTTGATCACGGATACTGTCTAATAGTTGTGGAAGTTGTTCATTTTGCATTTTACCAACTTTCTCAATAGCGTCTTGAACGCTATCTACCATGTCTTTAGCAGCTAACAATACTTCAGCGTTGCTTACTTCGCCTTCGTTAAGTTGGCTACGTTGCTCTGATAACCATGTGCTTAGGCTTTCACGAACAGTTAAAAGTTCCATATAACGTGGATTCTTTTCAGCAGTGTGTAATTCTACGCTGTGGCGGATTTTGTTTAAGTTGTCAGCAATCGTTTCACTTAAACGTTCTGCTTTTTCAACTGTCATTTTATTGAAGTCAAGAGCAAAACCGAAACGGCTTTCCATTACTTTGTTCATTTTCTTGGCCGATGTTCTTGCCATTTCTGCTAGTTTCATAGTTTCTAATTCCTGTTTAGACTTTAATATATTTAGCCAAGTTTAAAGATTTCTGTAATTCTTTTTTGACTTTGTTTAATTTGTGTATTGTTTCTTGATATTTAGTGCTGTAATATTCAGCACTCCAATCGTCTTGTTTTTCGTTGGCTGTTTTGTATCTATGTCTAAACAGTATAGCTTCAAACTCTAGTCTATTCAAAAGATCATCAGCCGTTTTAATTTCGTTGGCTAGGTTGTACTGTTTTTGATGTACTGCTATACAATAAAAAATAGCATCTTTACGTGTGAAGAAATCAAATATTTGTTGTTCTTGGTCAAACACACTCCAGCACTTATCGTTGACTTTTATTACTTTAAGTTTGCCAACCAATACATCCGTGCCAATTTGATAGCACACAGGCAATTCTGAATTACCAAGTTTACTTAATTCCGTTTCTGTGAATCTGCGGATTTTTTCGAGATTAATCTCAGTTGGTGCGTTTTTTGTAGTGGATTTTGCCATCTTCATTAGTACGCAGTAGAACATCCTTTACGGTTAATTGATTGGCCAGTATTTGTTCACGTTCTTCAAGGTGGCTTTTAGGCATAGAACTATCACCTATACGTGTAAGAAGCTCATGCTCTTCATTGGTAATAGGTAATAAGACTTTGTTGGTTAATTCTACGATTTTCATAAAGTTACTCTGCGTTAACTTTATTTATTGGAATAATCCTTTGGCAATAATTCCTAACAGGGCTGTTAAGATTACTCCAAAGATGGTCATAATGATATTAAATGTTCTATTAGAAGATTTTTCGTCACCGGCAGACACAGCATCCTTGATAGCAATAAGATGCCCTTCAACTTTGTCCATACGGCCGTCGATGGTATCGATACGATCGTCTAAGTTTTGTAATTTAGTTTCCAAGTTTTTGTACCTCTCGGCACATATTTCAACGTGGGCTTCTAGATTCTTCTTTTCAATTTCAGTAGTGGTTGACATACGTCGCTTCCATAGTTAGCGATGCGTTTTTTCTGAGCCTTAATCTTATGCCTTAATATGTGCCGTAATAATGTGATGTTATAGCATCAACTAGTATTTATAAATTTAGACTAAATCAAAATATATGTTTTTATTGATGCCGGTAGTGTAGAACAGCGGAGTAGTGGGGTTAGCTGTATCGGTTAGACCTGTTATAACAGGTACCTGATCAAAGTCGGCTGATGGTACAGCATTTTGAAATTCAACATCGAATTCAAAAGACCAAATTTGGTGCTTGCCTTTGTAAGCGTTACCAAATTTATATGTCGAAACATCTTGAGATCTAACACCAGTTTGTTCGACACGAAATAACTGTGTACGCATACCAAGAATCTGTACAACTGTTTCCCAATTACGCTGTTGATTGCGAGCTTGTTCTGCTTCTATAGAAAATTTAGTAATACCCGTATTAGTAATGTCTATTAGGGTGTAACCTTTGTAGGTATGTGTTCTTTGTTCGTCAGTAATCATATAAGATATTTATAGATAGAAAGTTGCGCCATAAAAAAAGCACCGCGAACGGTGCTTTTAGTTTGGTTATAATAACCAGGTTATATTACATACCTTCTAAGTCAGTTGGCTCTGTAACAGTTACCGTTGCGCTAGTTGATAGTGTAGCAACGCCACCTGATACTGAATATGTACCTGTATCTAATACTTGAGCGATTAGACCAGCAACTACACCGATTGATGTGTTAACACGGTCAACGATCATGTAAATTTCAGAACCGTCTGATTTGAATTGGAAAGTACCTGTAACTGAACCAATTGCGTCAGAAATTTTAGCTGCTGCTGCATCTGTTGCTGCAGCTGCAATACCGCCACTTAAAACTACTTTATATACTGATTGTGCTGTGTTGCGTTGGATTGTACCGCGAGCTACTGCTGTTGGGTTTGTACGTGTAAATGTTGCCATTTTATAAATCTCCTAATAATTGTACGCTTTCGCGCTTACATTTATTTATGCCGCGTGTAAAAAATTAACCACGTAGATAACTATCTTTTTAAGAAATTTTGGCGTGAAAATTCAAGTCTATCTACTAGTTTAATAGCGCCGCCATCGTGCCCAATAGCAACAAAGCCTTCTGGGGTGGTTACTTTATATCCATCAGCGGTTTTTTGGAATGTACCAATGCCTTCTACTTGCTGTAGTTTACGCAGTAGTAGGCCTTTCATTTCTACTAGGCGTTTGTATACTGCTAGTACACCCATTAGGTTATTAACATTGTCTGCTACCCATTGCTCTTTGGCTTTGATCTTAGCTAGTCTATTCTGTGCTACTCGATCGGTGACGTTTTCTACATCTTTCATAAGTAGAGCGTTGTAATCCTTCATAAAATCTTGTAGGAATTTGTTAGGATCACTTATTTGTGTGCCAGCACGTATGCTACGATTAATAAACGGCTTAATGTTTTTGGCAAACTCTTTATTACTAATAATAACATCAAAGCGTTGCTGTCCCACTTTTTCAAGTGTAGCCATTGTAGCAGACAACATATTAGTAATTTTAGTATTTTCGCTAGGAGTTAAACTAGCAATACCCGTATAGTCTTTATAGGTAGCATCATCAAACCATACGTCACTATGTTTGCTGAATCCCTGTATGTTTACTAGGAAGCCACTTTTCATCTCAGGAACTGACTCGCCCTCATAGCTAGTATGGAATATAATGCCAAACTTAGCACGTGCTATTCTACTGCCAATTTCACTAGCAACTGGTACAGCATAGGTAATTGTATTAGGAGTAAACACATAGCAGTCTTCACCGTTGATATTTTCAACTGATTTACTACCTTCAGTGAACATCATGTCGCCTTGTACTACACCACCAATGTTTAGTTTGCTTAGATATTTTAATGCTTCTATTAGAATATTAGCCAACTCAGGTTGGTCACCGTAGAAACGTTCTGCGTCACGGGCACTCTTAATAAGTTTAGGTTCACCTTTGCTAAACACTGCTTTGGTGCCCACAAAAAACTTACCGTCTTGTGGATCAATGCCGCAGATAATTGCCGGACTGCCGTCCCATTTAACTGTAAGCTGTGTTGTTGTACCAGTACCTTCGGCTAACATATGACGTAGACTTTCGATGTAGTCAAGAGCCGCAATCGCACCCTGGTAGCCACTGTTAAAGACTAAGTCTTCTAAATGTTCCAAGTGTACGTTTTTGCTTTCAGTTAACAGCCATTTAGGTGTTTCTTTGCGGATTTCAAATAATTTCATTATCTACGTTTTTTGCCTTTACCTTGTCCCGCTGTTTTTGCTACGGCGATATCTACAAACTTAGCGTATTCAACTGTGTCTTTTGTTAAACGATCTAAACTGTCTGCGTTAGCTGATGCTACTATTAATGCGGCGTCTGGGAAGTTTTGATTAGGTACGTACCACCAACGACCGTCTGCTGTTTTAAAATACATTTGTTTATTGGCTTTAGAAACAACATACATTCTCTTACCTTTTGGTACAGGTTGATCGCCAACGTTGTTAGATGGAGTCTGTACTTTATCCGCACCTGCTTCGTCTTTATCTGGGTCTGTTTTTGCTTTTGGAGTAAAGGTTTTTGGTAATGCTTTTATTTTACTTGGATCAGCGGCTAATCGTGTGCTTGCCCCAAGCCTGTCTGGAGCATTTTTCATAGCACTAGTAGCACCCAACGCAGCACCGTGTGCCAGATTACCTAAACCACTCCAAAACCCTTCTTTTAAAATTTCATTAATCTTCATTACGTAATTTCCTAATACCGCGAGTGAATTTACTCGGGTCTTGTCCTTTGATGGCGTTGAGTAATCGACGCTCTAACTCGCCTGCTGTGACAGCATCGTAGTTTTCGTGTATGTGCTTGATCAAATTGATAGCACCGTTGATGATATTGTTAGCACGACTCTCAAGGAGGCTGTCCTTGTCTTTGTGTGTTAACAGTTCATCAAGTTCTGTTAGTATACTACGGGTGCGCTTCTGCACAATGATTACTCCAATTTAATGTATTTATCGAAGAATAAAATTAATTTATTATAGTATAGCACAGGTTAAATAACTTTACAATGAATGATTCCTTTTGCGTATTGCCGTTTTACAGCACCGAATATCAATACAACGGTACAACTCCGTGCTGTCTTGTGCCTGTCGGAACTGATGTTACATTATTACAGTCAGAGATGCTGGCCGGGCAACGTCCTAAAATATGCCAGCAGTGCTGGACATTAGAGGACCAAGGAATCACCAGTGACAGACAAATTAAAAATCAGACATTTGATTTTTACTCCAACAGGGCCATTGAACTAATTAAGCAAGATTGTTCAGAAGGCAAGTTCTCTGAACAGATTGTTAAAATAAACAGTTCCACGCTTTGTAACAGTACCTGCTTTACCTGTAAGGATCTTAATGCTAGTTCATCTTGGGCCACACTATTAGGAAAGAAAAAAGAAATAGTTATAAATCCCTGTGATCAATCTAAGATCAATTGGGCAGATCTAAAGATGCTGTCATTGTTGGGTGGCGAGCCTTTATACGATAGCGCAAACTTTGATAGACTAGAGCACTTAATAGCAGTAGGCAATACCAATTGCTTTATATCTATAGTTACCAATGGATCAGTTGAACTAACTGATCAGCAGTTGTCTATACTAAAACAATTTAAGAATTTAAATTTCTGTTTAAGTATAGATGGAGTCGGACCAGTGTTTGAGTACCTACGATATCCGCTCAAGTGGTCTAGACTACTGTCAAATATTGAATTGTATAGAAGTTTAGGCATACAACTAAGTGCTAGCTATACTATCAGTAACTTGAATATTGCCTACTACGATGAAACTGTTAGTTGGTTTGAATCACAGGGATTAGAATATAACCACAATGTAATAAACTATCCTAGACACTATTCGCCTAATGCGTTGCCTAAACACATTAAAGAATCATTAGGGTCTGTGGCACATCTATTCACCGAGCATACCAACGCCAATGACGCAGATTATTTAAAATTACTAGAAGATATTGAGTTACAGGATAAGTTAAAACATATATCCATACAGGATTACTTGCCTAAGCTAGTCGACCTTTTTAAGTCCAGCTAACATACTTTTAAGTTTACTACTATCCACTGAGGCTGTAATCTTAGGACTATCAGTTACTTCTCCTGTGTCTTTAGTTACAGTACTACCTGTTTTGATCTGACTTAATATGCTACCTGAGTTTTGAGGTCTGAATCCTTCTTGTCCTTCTTCACCTGGGTCAGTGATACGCATAGTTTCGATGTTGTATTCTAAATCAACTTTATGTCCTACACCAGTCGAACTACGTGACTTCATACATTGTAGTTGATATCTGCCACGTTCTTTCATAGCACGGCTAGTAAAGATACCAAACACGTTATCTGCTGTGTTGATCTTAGATATACCACCGGCGATATGACTATGGTCAAATTCAATTTCTTCAACAGCACTACGATTCAACTGACTCGCTGTTACCAACAACACGTTAAGTTCTTTACTTAGATTACGCAGTTCTTCTGCTACATATTTGTCTTTAATAAACTGATCGTTTGGATTAACCTTAACTGATACAGGCATAACCAAATCTAAGTAATCTACCATAACAAAGTCAACTTTGATGCCTGTTTGTAGTTGTACTTCTTTTAAGTAACTGCGGATATCATTTACGTTTGATTGTGCCGGCAATCCTTTAATACGATATTGCCCAGCTTTCTTGCTAACAAGTTTAACCTTAAGTTCTGTTGTGTCTATGTCCTTACGAATATCTTTGGTACTCATGTCAGTCAACATCGCATCTGTTCTAAGTGCGCAAAGTTCTTCGCTCAACTCTAAACTTACATACACACCACTTAGGCCAGCTTGTAACCAACTAAGCGCAATATTCATCATAACCAAAGACTTACCCGAACCAGAACCACCAGCAAAGATGTTTAGTTCACCGCGACTCATACCACCGTATAAGATACGATCCATGCTGGGCCAACCCGTACTTACCTGGCCGCCACTGTTGAAGTATTTGTTAATACGCAGTCTAGGATCCTCAAAGTAGTCTGTACCCATGTCTTTAGTCAAACTAATCTGTACAGCATCTTTAATTAGTTTTTCAACTGGATCAAAGTCACCTTTTTCCAGCATATCTGCCGCAGTTAGAATAGCACGCTCTAGCTCTTGACGTTTGGTAAATCCTTCAAACTCTGTCATAAACCAATTATAGTGGTCTTCTGTCAGGTCTGGCACGTGTTTGAGAACTACCTTGGTTACTGCTTCAATTTGATCTATTGTTGGGAGTGTCTTGTACTGTTCGCTGTGTTCTTTAACAAACCGTGCCGCTTCACGCAGACTTCTATCAAAGTTTTCAGGATTATAAATGTTCTGTACACGCACAAATGATTGTGCGTCTTGTACCATCATTTCTAAAAATAGTTTTTGTAGTTCTGGTGTATATTCAGTTGTCATATTATTAATTATACAGTTTTTTTCTCATCAATTCAATTTTAAGTTTGCTCGTTTCTTTACTATCTAAGATAGCCTTAAGCACAAACAGTTTACCATACTTAACCACAGCTTCATTGATATCTTTACAGGTTTCTTGCCATACAGGAAAGCTAGCACTCCATCCATATTCCATAGCATTCTGTAATAACTTAGCACCTGCCTTGTCGCGGTCGGCTACTACAATGACTTCTTTGCCCAAACTCTCAATGATTTCAGCTTGTGTTTCACTACACTCATTGCTCATAATAGCAACACCATCTATTGACATAGCATCAAACGGACCTTCACAGACAATAACAAATTTATTTTCACGTTTTTGATTATTGGTATTAAACACAAAGTTAGGTTCATAATGACTGTAATACTTGGGTTTAACCCCGTCTACAAAGGCGCGGCTTGTATAGCCAATAATCTTACCTTCCCAGATCATAGGAATGATCACACGTTGATGTAGACTGTGTTCTGTTGAGTCAGTCCAATAAAAATCATACTTGTCTGTATCAATGTTGCGATCTTTAACATAGCCAACTGCTGAATTTAGTAGACCCGGAACATTAGCAAAATCATCTAATAAATGATATGTAAGTATCTGTTGGAAACTCACAGCATCTTTAGGCAGTTCACGAACTTTGAACTCGATCTTTTCTTCTGGTTCTTTAATTTCTTCTGGAGCAACCAGCTCTCTAATACGGATGGCTTCTATTACTAAGCGTTTAACATCATTGTCGCTAGCACCTAACCAACTTAATAGTTTGCGAAACTTAAATGTTAAGTGACGCCCTGGTTGGAAACTTGCCTTAAAATTACAATTAAAACAGTGATAGCTTACACTGCCATCGGCATTAGCAGTTAATCCGCCACGACCTCTAGTATCAGGACTTTCACCGTTGTGGTGACAGCAGGGAGCATTAAAGCTCGTCCAACCTGTAGGGGTTGTCTTGCGTTTAGCAGGTAAAATACTTTTAATGAAGTCAGAGACGATATTCAGCATATAGTTATTATATACTGAATATTAGTTTAGGTCAAGCTAATTATGGATGTTCAATAGCCCAAATACGTGCTGCAAGTTGATTTAATGCGTTTGCTACTGTGTAAACATTGCTGGTCCAATGGACAGCATTGCCCATTGTAAATGAATCAATGTAAGCAGTAGTTTGTGTAGTATTATCCGGAAATGTAACAGTACCAGTATTGTCAAAGTACCAAATATGTGCGTTACCGCCACTAATACTATTGGCAACATTTAACTGTACTGCTACGTTAGATACAACCACACTACTTGTAACTGCGGCATTGCTATCTAATGCGTTCATGCCAATAATACCGTCATCTGAGCTGTTCAGTGATACCCCGTAATACCCTGCCGGTGCTAAATTGCCGTCTAATACCTCTGACTCTTCTATATAGCCGCCACTGGCAAATTCTATACGTGTGCCTTGTACTGTGATATTAGTTGCTGATAAGTTAGCTGAGATAGGTAAACTAGAGTTAATTGCTCCGTTAGCAACACTTAATGTAGCTCCGCCAATATAAATTGTACTGCCACTTAGATATAAATCTTTCCATTGGTTAGTTTCACTACCTAAACTATAAGTTACATTAGCACTTGGTACTAAATTACCAAATGTTGCTGTTCCGTTGGTTATATTAGCAATTAAGCCTGCTTGTACTGCGGCGTTACTTGTTAGTGTAGTAAGTGATCCACTAACTGCACCTAAGTTAGCTGTAATGGTTGCAATGTCGCCTGCTTGCACTGCGGCATTACTTGTTAGTGTTGCTAGGCTTCCACTCACTGCTCCTAGATTAGCAAATATAGTAGTAACGTTGCCTGACAGTATTGCTAACGAATCTGATTGCGCACCTGCGTTACTAGTTAATGTAGCAAGTGATCCGCTCACTGCTCCTAGATTAGCATAGATGGTTGCAATATCACCTGCTTGTACTGCAGCGTTACTTGTTAAGGTTGCTAATGAACCCGACTGTGCTCCAGCATTGGCCGTTAATGTTGCTAGTGACCCACTTACTGCGCCTAAGTTAGCATATATAGTTCCAATCTCACCTGCTTGTACTGCGGCATTAGCATCTAAACTTGCTATCAATCCAGCTTGTACTGCGGCATTGCTTGTTAGTGTTGCAATGGCTCCTGCCTGTACTGCGGCATTACTAGTTAATGTGGAAACATTTGATTCGAGACTTGAAATATTGCCTTGAATAATTGTTAAATTAACAGCACCAAGTGTTCCTAACAGACCTGCTTGAACTGCGGCATTGGCTGTTAGGTCAGCAATTAATCCTGCTTGTACTGCGGCATTAGCAGTAAGTACAGCCAACGCACCCGATTGAGCAGCGGCATTAGCAGTAAGTTCAGCCAACGCACCCGATTGTACAGCGGCATTGGCTGTTAGAGAGGCAATACTGCCGCCTTGTACGCCCGCATTACTAACAAGATTATCAAATGCTGTTGCTAGGTCTGCTAGACTGCCTGCTTGGCTAGCGGCATTACTTGTTAACGTAGCGATAGCACCTGCTTGTACAGCCGCATTACTGGTCAGCGTTGTTACATAACTATCTACGTATCCTTTCATTGCTAGATTAGCAATTGATACATTGGCATCAGCACTGGTAATTAAATTAGTCAAAGTTGTTGATAAGTTAGCGTCATTACCCAACGCATCAGCAATTTCTTTTAATGTATCCAACGCACCGGGCGCACTGTTAACCAACGAACCAACTTGGCTGTCTACATAATTCTTCATGTGAGTGTTAGCAGTTACAATAGCACCTGCTTGAGCTCCGGCGTTAGCAGTCCACGCAGTAGTGACTGCGTCAACATAGCCTTTCATAGCAGTATTAGCTGTGGTGATTGCTGTGTTTGTATCAGCAATAGCACCTGCTTGTACAGCCGCGTTGCTGATTAACGATGTGATACTGCCGCTCTGAGCACCGGCATTGGCTGCTAAACTATCAAATGCTGTTGTCAATGATGCTATAGCACCTGCTTGTACAGCCGCGTTACTGGTTAATGTAGCTAGACTACCTGCCTGCGCACCAGCGTTGGCTGTTAAGCTAGTAACATCACTTTGTAGGCCAGCAATTAATCCTGCTTGGACTGCGGCATTGCTGGTTAGTCCAGCAAGTACTCCTGATTGTACTGCGGCATTACTGGTTAGTGCGGTGATTTGTCCGCTTTGTGCTCCAGCATTAGCTGCTAGATTATCGAATCCACTTTCCCATGTAGCAAGTAGGCCGGCTTGTACTGCTGCATTAGCAGTCAAGGTAGCAATAGCGCCGGCTTGCGTAGCCGCATTAGCAGTTAATGTGGCTAGACTATTTGTAATAGTAGCAGACAAACTAGCATTGTTACCCATAGCAGAAGCTAATTCATTTAATGTGTTTAAGGCTCCGGGAGCTCCGTTAATTATGTTAGCAATATTTGCTGCAATCTTAGTATCTACACTAGCATTACTAGCAAAACTTAACGCACTAACTTGATTAGTTACTAACGTTGTCATGTAGGCTGTATTAGCATACGCACCAATACCAACTATGTCTTGAGTAGTTAGCACCACGTTACCTGTACGACCAGCTACTGTTCTTACACTATTTGAAAGTGCGTTAACGTTGCTTTCAATTGCGTCAAAGTTTTGATTAATTGTATTGAATGCCGTGCGTAATGGATCACCATCACCTGCGCTCGGACCTGAACCAATGTTAACGTTTGCTAATATCATAGTTTTTCTCTGTTATTGTGTATTTATTAGTTTTACTGTATTATAAACACCTACCTCTGACAGGAAGCCAGCGGTAGCACTAATGCCGCCAGTTAATGAAATACTTTTGCTTAATGTTATGGCCATTTTATATTCCGTAGATCGTCTTTAGCATATTTACAGTTATGGAACCAGCAGCAGTTTAGTAAATCCTGAGCCTATAGCGACAGTATTTGATCCACCGTATGGATTAGCATTAGCTGTAGCGGTTAACGCACTGGTGGGTGTTGTAAAATTGCCGGTATAAACGGCCAGTCCTTTTATAAATCTAAAGTTTGTTATATCGCCAACAAATGCAGCGTTAGTAGCAAATGTGTTGGTATTGCCAATGACTAATGTTGTGGTATTGTCTGTGATATTGTTTGTATCGGCAAACGAGCTGCCTCGTAGAGTACCGTTTCTGTAAACATAAGTTGTTCCGCTGATTCGAACTACTGCCCAATGATACCAGGTATTAACTATAGTAGAGCCTGCGGAATTATAACGAGTAGAGTTGTTTGCCCAATAATAAAATGTAGCAGATTCTATACTAACACCAATTTTCATATTGGGATAATCACCTGTAGAAAATATTCTCTGGAATTGTGCTGTACTGCTTTGATTACCAAACCATTCTACAGTAAAATCTCCAGTACCTACTGCCCAGTTATCACTGCCCGGGGTGGTAATATAACTGTTAACGCTGCTTGAAAATCTATAACTGTTGCCGCCTCCCGTAAAAGGACTTGTGGCCTGTGTAGTCACAGCTGATCCAAAAGTTAATGTAGGATTGGCAAAACCGGGCGACACTGCCGCACCATAGCTGGCTAATACTCCTGCAACTGCTCCAGCCATTATGTTAACCCGCTTCCGTTAATGTACCACACACCAGCTGAACTTAGTCCGCTGACTTTAACTGCTGTGGCCATGCCATGTGCGGCTAGTGTACGTGAACCAGTTGTGCCTGTACCTGCCAAGTACATAGTGTCTGAGGTGATAGCAATAGTAACAGTAGTAGCACTTGGTCCTGCTATGAATGTAAGAGTAGTTCCGATTGGGTAAGCCACTGAACTAGCTGCTGGAATGGTTATTGTTTGGCTGTTTGTTGTTACATAGATATGTTTGCCAGCATCACCAATGGCTAATGTGGCACTGGTACTGGTTTCACTTTGTGGTAAGCCCATATAACCAACGCTTGATGCTGTACTGCCAGCAATTGCTGGGCCAGCATTACCAACAAAATAACTAGTAGTACCCGATGTTGTGATATTACTAGTAAATGTAGCAGTTGTACCAATAGTATTACCAATAAAGCGTGTAGCAATAACATTACCTGCTGTAATATTACCACTGTATGTTGGTAAGTAACTTGCTACATTACTGTTGCTGTAGCTGCCACTTGCTGCTCCATAAGTAACTTCTTTTGAAGTTGTATTATAATACATCACGTTTGTGACGTTGGCTGTGTCATTTTTGACTGATGTAATATATAAACCAGCAGTTAGATCAGTATAATCGATCGGAGTGCCCGAAGCATTGATCTCAATACTATTAGCAGGTTGGTATGAATATCCCGCCTGGTGTCCTATTGCGATAGCCTGTTGGCCTTGGTGGTCATTACCAGCAACAGAACCAATTGCTACAGCTCGTAGTCCTTGTGATGTTTGTCCTGAGGCATAGCCAACTGCTACTCCACCCATTGATTGAAACGTTTGTCCTGCACCACTACCAACTGCTACTGCTTGTAGACTTTGTGTATTGAATCCAGCGTTCTGCCCAATAGCAGTTGCATCGTCACCTTGATTGTTTTGTCCAGCATACCCTCCTACAGCTACAGCACTATTGCCCTGTATATTTTGACCTGTGCTACGACCAATTGCGATCGAATCAGTTCCTTGACCACCGAAGGCCCCGGCGCCACTACCCAATGCTATTTTAGTAGCAGTAAGGGTTAGCGTATTAGTAACTGTTAGGTTAGCAACATTACCACTATATGTTGGTAGGTAACTAGCTACGTTAGCATTACTATAGTTACTGCCGCTGGCTACAATACCAGTTAATAGGGCACCATTACCTACAAAATAGTTAGCTGAGACATTGCCCGCAATGTTAATAATATTTCCGTAGGTAACTTCTTTGCTAGTGGTGTTGTAAAACATGATTTGACTAATATTAGCCACATCATTTCTAACCGGAGCCACTGTGAATGTGTTGGCTGTGGTTTGATTTAATACCCCAGTAGTTGCATTAATAATAATAGAGTTGTTGCCTTGGTTGGTTTCTCCAGCACGTCTACCAATGGCTACTGCATAAGCCCCTTGCGCAGTTTTACCAGCATTGGAGCCTATAGCTACCGCACGTTCTCCTTGTGTATCACCACCCGCATACAAACCAATAGCAACTGCATATTGCCCCTGCGCAGTGTAGGCAGCATTTTCTCCAATTGCTACATTTGAACTGGTCAACACTGACGTAATTGTTGCTAGTGATCCTGCTTGTGCCCCGGCGTTGGCAGTCAGTGTTGCTATGTTACCTGCTTGACTAGCCGCGTTGGCTGTTAGTGTTGCTAATGAGCCACTAGTTGCTCCTAAGTTAGCTACTAAGTCTATGTTGCCAATATTGCCCGTGTATGTAGGTAGATAACTTGCTACATCAACGTTGCTGTAACTGCTACCGGCACCGTAGATTGAATTATCACTGTTAAGGATATATCCACCACTTGGTAATGTTAGATTACCATCTACACTCCAGAGCCACTCTTTGAATTGTGGGCTACTATTACCGTCAAGATAGCCAATATCCAAGGTAGCACTGTTTTGTGCTACATAGAAGTTTGAGTAAGTAGCCATATTTGGGGCCACGGTTACATTAGCGTTTTGCCACATCAACTGTGAATATTGATCACTCTGCATAGTGATACTTTGACTAACTGGTGCTAGTATCAAGCTATTAGGAAATTGTGTAGTACCACCTGTGCCAAAGGTCCAAGTGTTTCGACCTCCAATAACAATGGTGAATGTAGCATTGGATGTGCCACTTGTGACTGTAATAAGATCACCGTTGTTGTATCCAGTACCAGCGGTAGCAATAGCAATAGTGCTGGCATATCCACCAGTCTCTGTCACATTTACTCTCAATCCACTGCCTGACCCGCCTGTTGTGGCCAAGTCGGACCTAGGATTTATTTCCCAACTGCCGGTGGTGCTGTTGATAACAGCAACATCAGATGGCACACCATTGGGAACCTTTATCCCCAATGCCTGGATGGTATCTATTTTGCCAGTAGTGTCAAATGTCCAAGCCGCCTGAGCAGACAAATTCGCAGTGGAGGCTCGTAGTTCTACATTGCCGCCATCAACTAACTTGACATAGTGAAGGTCATTGCCAAGATACAATTCAGTTGAACCGCCTGCTGCGGTCAAGTGTATATGATCACCATCAGCAGCCGCAGTGGGATAAATTAGCAATGCTTGATTATCATTGGCACCACCTGAGGGAGTTAGTCGAATAGCACCAGTGAGTCCACCACCTTCAGTAATTGTGCCGCCTTGTGGCAAGTTCAAGTTACCATTCCCGCCAAAAGTCCAGGTACCACCGGCTT